GTTTTATTGACTACGTGTGGGATGCTACCATTCTCGCCCAAGATGGCCGTCGTGTTACTATGAGAGCCAATACAATGGAACTCGAAAAGGTAAACGTCGGAGAGCGTGTAATTCGTGCAGCAGCGCAAGCAGTTGGCGACTACACAAACGCAGGTGCAACATTCTCAAAGGTTGAATTGACTACAAAGAAGATTCGTCTTGACTGGGAAGTATCTGCAGAAGCACTAGAAGATAACATCGAAGGTGCACAACTAGAAGATCACATTGTTCGTTTGATGACAAATGCTTTCGGTAATGATATCGAAGACCTTGCAATCAATGGCGATGGCGCAACAGGAAACTTCCTTTCAATCATGGATGGTTTCGTAAACCGCGTTAAGACAGACGGAGATGCACATGAAGCAGTTGTAACAGTTGCTGATAACACTTGGTCAACAGACGCAATGCAGAAGATCATTCTTGCAATGCCACGTAAGTATCGTGCTATCAAGTCTAACTTGAAGTTCTATGCTGGTACAGATGCATTCCAGGGAATCATCAAGAACAACGGTACACTTGCAGACGCAGTAGCAGAAGCATTTGCTAACCGTCCAGCAGGTACTGCCTCAAACCGTCAAGCATACCTTGATGGCGCTGGACAGACATTCGGTGGAGCACGTACAACACGTGTTCTCGGAATTGATGTTCAGGAAGTTCCTTACTACCCTGCAGGTTATGTCGACTTGACATTCCCTCAGAACCGTGTATGGGGATTCCAGCGAGATATCACTGTTAACCGTGAATACAAGCCAAAGAAGGATACTGTAGAATATACAGTCTTCGTTCGCTTCGGTATTCAATGGGAAGAGCAGGATGCTATCTCATGGGCAGACGCTGCAGCAGATGCATAATCTGTAAACAGTAAAAATTAGGGGGAGTAGGAGTTAACGCTCTTACTCCCCTTTATTACTTATAATGATATAATACTATTTAGGAGGAAATTATGGAAAACTTTAATGAAAATCCAATTGTAGAAGAAGCAGTATCTGAAGCACCAGTTTTTGAGGCACCAGTTGTCGAAGAGCCAGTTGTAGAACCTATTGTAGAAACTCCAGTTGTAGAAGAGGCTTTTGTTCCACCACACGTAGAGGCTGAGCCAGATGCTATTGCAGCACCTACATATTCAGCACCTGAAGAAATTCAGGCACTCGGCGCAGTGGCAGAAGGAGTTATTGGTGCTACTACAGCAGCAGTCGCTTCTCCAAGAAAGAAGAATTCAAAGCCAGAAGAAAAGAAAGAAACAGTTGCTATTCATTCAACAAAGAATGTTACTTGGTCAGAGGTGGGAAAAGTCTATCGTGGCTATAACATTGTTGAAAAAGATGCAGCAGATAAATGGCTTACACGCTCACACATCCGCATGGCAACACCAGAAGAAGTTGCTAAGGAATTTGGTAAGTAATTCATGGAGATATTGAGAGTTCCGCCATACGAAACAGTTGCAGTTAACTTTGTTGTCCCAGCAGGGTATAACAATGTAGACATCTATGCAAGGGTTACAGATATGGCGGATCTTTCAGTACAAGATTTAGAGTTTTTGAGTTCAGATGCAGGAGATGATCTAGAGATTTCTCTTCCTGGAAGGTACGATAATAACTACAGAGTAGAACTTTTTAAAATTGTCAACGAGACAGAAACTGCTATTCACGAAGAGTTTTATGAATTAATAAGACCATACGTAGACCCAAACACATTGGGAACAACAGCATCAGAGATTGCTGAGTATACAACTTTAGAGTTGGTGGCAAGATCAATTATTGATACATTTGTTGCAGAAGGTTTTTACAATAAGAAAGTTAGTGTAGTTGGAACTGGCAATGGATCTGACTACTTTCCACTATGGGAAAAAATTTATAGAGTGTTTAAAGTTTATGAGAATAACGAACTTGTCTATGACAGATCGACTCCAGATACAAATAAATACGAATACGTAATTACACCAGATAAGACTGCAATTCAAAAAGTTTATCCTGGACAAATGAATAGGTTTGAGTCAACTGCACAAAACCTTCCAATTGGAAGAGGGGATCTTGGATACTATGGTTATGAGGGTGTAGGCTTTCCTTCAGGATCTGATTATACATTTATAGTTGACCACGGGTATTTAACTGTTCCAGCAGATATTGAATATGCTTCAAAACTTTTAATTGAAGACTTAAAGTGTGGAAAGTTAGATTACTACAAGAGATATGTAACTGCCTACAACACAGATCAGTTTAGAATTCAGTTTGACAAAACAATGTTTAACGGTACTGGTAACTTCTTGGTAGATAAGATACTGGAGAAGTATGTTAAGACTATTACCAAGCCAGGGATAATTTAATGATATGCGAGCAGCCAGACTTTATTTTTCCAATGCAGGCAGATATATACTATCCAATTGTTGAGCAGGGTGCATACGGAAATGTAAAGAAAACTTGGATAATGGATAAGACTATTGCTGCAAACTTTAATGCAGTAGGGTCAGCAGGGAAAGAAGAAATTACTCCAAACGTAAACATTACACAGAAGTCTCAACTTATTGGAAGAGCAAAATCAGATCTAAGAATATCAAGCCTTGACGCACCACACTCAATGACAAACATTATTTTAACTAATATTCGTGACAAAAACTGTAATCATATTTATGTAGAAACATCAGGTCCACGAACAGGGAAGTCAACAATTTTTGAGATTGCAACACAAGAACCTTTTATTGGTCCTTTTGGCAGCGTCGAGTACTACAACTTGGTTATTCGTAGATCTGAGAATCAGGCGGTAGATGTATGAAAGTAATATTTAACGCAAAAACATTTAATAAAGAAATGAAGAACATCATAGATTACTCTACAGGATTTCTTGACGGAGTCCAGACTGGAAAGAAACAATTTCTTAATAACCTTGGTCCTGAGATTTCAGAACTTGCATCACAGTACATTGACTCAAATGCCAGGGTAGATGAAAGATCACTGCATCACATATATGAATGGTACCAAGCAGGAGACCCAAGCGCAAGACTGTATAACATTAAGTACACAGTAAGCAACCTTGGTCTTTCTTTTACTGCAGACTTTAAACAGTCAACAACAATTAGAGATGGATCTCGTGTTCCTTTTTATAACAAGGCATCGATTATGGAGTCTGGACAGTCAGTAACTATTGAGCCAGTAAGAGCACAGGCTTTGAGGTTTGAGGTTGGTGGTCAAGTTATATATACAAAAAGACCAGTAACAATTGATAATCCTGGAGGAAATACTGCAGGAAAGTTTGCTCAAGTATTTGACACATTCTTTGGAAGATATTTCTCACAGGCTTTTTTAAGATCAAGTGGTTTAGCAGAGTACTTTAATAAACCAACTGTATACAAGAAAAACCTAGCCCAAGGTTCTCGTGCAGGAAGATCTCATGGTCTTAATGTTGGATATCGCTGGGTAGCAAATGCGAGGACTGCATAATGGCAAATGTAATTTGGACAGGAAACGCAAGCCCACTCAACACTCCAACTCTTTGGATCAATAAGTATTTGGCTGCAAAGATTCCAGAACTTTCAAACATTGAAGACTTCCCATTCTTTCCAAGTACACCATCAACGATAAATGACCTGACTCAATACTTTACTGCAAGCACACAGGGTGTCGCTGCCACATGGGATAGACTGATTAAAATGAATAGAACGGGGTTTCCACACATAAAATGTGAGCAACTTCTTTATTACTTTTATGCCCAAGGCTCAGACCCAGTAGAGACAATGGTTAAGATTCAGGAATTAGTCCTAAGACTTATGGATCGTGGAGATGAAACAGCAGAAGAGATTAATGACTGGTGTCGTAATCGTCAGATTAGACTTAGCCCCACAGAAGTAGTTGACAATGTGTTCTACTTCCATAACTTCAAGGTATACCAACTTGAGGAGACGAGAGACATCATTGACTTTGGAACAGCCAGAACTTATGGCGGTAACAAGATGATCATTGACTATGACTATCATCAGGCAGACCAACTTGCAAACACATCTTGGTCACGAGAACCCAAACCAGTTACAAAGACAATAATCTAGCACCTCAAAAAGGTGATATACTTAACCTTGAGGAAACAAGCCCTTTAATCTATAAAGAAAAAAGAGGTGAAATATATGGCATATACACGTGGTAGTTCAAACGATATTATCGTTGGAGCAGCAGCACTCTTCACATACGAAGATGGCGCACTTGCAGACGCAGACATGCCAGCATACGTAGCAGGCGACTCATACAAGGATACCCTTGCAGATGACGCAGACTTCCGTAATGTTGGTTACACAATGAATGGTTTGGAAATTCAATTCCAGCCAGATTTCGGCGAAGTAGCAGTAGACCAGGTACTTGACGTTGCTAAGTTATTTAAGCAAGGCATGCAGGTAAACCTAAATACTACATTCGCAGAATCAACACTAGAAAATCTTTTGTTCGCACTAGCAGGACAAGATGGAGATCTAGCAACAGTTTCATCCAACCCAACACTTAATCTTTCAGCAGGAGACATCGGAGATGTCCCAGTTGAGCGTGGTTTAGTGGCAGTTGGTCCAGGAACTGGAGACGCTTCAATAAATGTTGAGCGTGTCTATGTTGCATACCGTGCACTTTCAATTGAAAATGTTACAGTAGCAGCAAAGCGCGACGAAGCGACGATGTTTGAAGTATCTTTCCGCCTTCTTCCAAATGATAACGCATCATACGGAAAGATCGTAGATCGTACTTACACACCAGCGTAATACAACTTAATACATGAGAGGCTCAATCCTTCGGGGTTGGGCCTTTCTGTTTGGTATACTTATAAGATGGCAACAGAAATATACAAACTGGGATACATTAATTTAATAGATGGTGAAGAGTTAGAGATATCTCCACTTAAGATTAAATATCTTAGAAGACTTATGGATGAGTTTGAAAATGTTAGGGCATCAAAGGATGACTATGAGGCAATTAGCGCATTAGCAGTTTGTGCAATGCACTGTATGAAACAGTACAAGCCAGAGATTGCAGCATCTATAGAAGAGTTTGAAAACCATATAAACTTAAATGAAATCTACAGACTACTTGATCTTGCAGCAGGGATTAAGATTAACCAGGACTCGGAAGAACCTGTTAAAGAGCAAGCAGAGAAAAGTGGAGACACTTGGGAAAACCTTGATCTTGCCAAACTAGAGTCTGAGGTATTTTTGCTGGGGATCTGGAAAGACTATGAAGAATTAGAAAAGTCACTATCTATGCCAGAGATAACATCAATCCTAAACATTAAAAGAGAAGAAGATTATAATAACAAAAAGTTTTTGGCAGCAATGCAAGGTGTAGATTTAGATAAGGGAAACAAGAGCAATGCTTGGGAAGATATGAAGGCCAGGGTTTTTAGTGGTGGGGCTGCTGCAAATGGAAGAGACATCGTTGGCCTTCAGGGAATAAATGCACAAAAGGCTGGATTTGGAATTGGGATGGGTCTTTCTTACGAGAAAATAGAGTAAAAATAAAGACCTGCTATGGTATAATTAAGTGTTAACAACCTATGGAGGAAATAATGGCTAACGCTAATGCAAAGAACGACAAGACAGAAAAGTTGTCCCTTATTGATGGAACAACCTTTGAAGTTAAACCGCTAAAGATCTCACTACTAAAGCCCTTCATGAAAACTTTCCAGGGCCTTGCAGAGGTAGCGGACGATAATGAAAAGTCAATGGATGTGCTAATTGAGTGTGTTCAGATTGCTTTCCAACAGTACTACCCAGAACTCGCTGATGACAAAGAAAAGATTGAAGATAGTTTGGATCTACCAACTGTTTACAAAATCGTTGATGCTGCATCAGGAATTCAACTATCGGATGCCACGGCACTGATAGGTCAAATTTCAAAGTAAAGAGGGTGTAATGATTGTCTGATGTAAACGCCAATATTGGCATAGTCTTTGATACTAAAGATGCTCTTGCCAGTTTACGTCAACTACAGGCTGGATTAAGCAAGTTTAATCAGTCGCTAACTGCAGGAAATGTAAATGCCGCCAACGCACAAAAAGGTTTAAATGCTCAGTTAGTTCAGGCAATCAATTCAACAGGCAAGTTTGTTGCCTCACAAAAGAATGTTTTAAATAGTACAAACTCTTTTACTAATGCACTTGAAAAGAACAAACTCAGCATGCGTGAGTACTTCAGGTACACAGGCGCAGCAGCAACAGCAAACACTAAAATATTGGGACGAGCCTTTACGGCAGAGCGAGACATTATTAACCGTGCCAGAAAAGATAGAGTCAAGGCACTTCAAACACAGTATATCCAATTAACTAATTCACAGGGTGACCTTGTAAAGGTTTTGCAGGTAGTTCCAAAACACTTAGATGCAGTTAATGGTAAGTACACAGACTATGCAACAAGAGTACAGATGGCTGCTCAAAGACAGCAGTTAATGAATCAACTTCTTAAGCAAGGCTCTACACAACTTCTAAATTTTGGTAAGAATACACAGTGGGCTGGTCGTCAGTTGATGGTTGGTTTAACAGTTCCACTCTCAATGCTTGGTGGATTTGCTGCTCAAACATTTAGAGAAATGGAAAAAGAAGTTGTTAACTTTAAACGTGTTTATGGAGATATGTTTTCAGATGCTGGAGCAACCGATAAAGCAATTGCAGACATTCAACGACTAGGTGTTGAGTTTACAAAGTATGGGATTGCAGTCAAAGACACAGTGGCTATGGCAGCAAAGGCTGCAGCAATGGGTCTTACTGGGTCAGATCTTAATGCACAGGTAACAGCAGCAACTAGACTCTCAGTTCTTGGTCAGGTCGAACAACAACAAGCACTTGAAACTACGATTTCTTTACAAAATGCATTTGGTATTTCTGCAGATCAACTTGCACAAAAGATTAACTTCCTCAACGCAGTAGAAAACCAAACTGTTCTTTCTATTGAAGATTTAACAATAGCCGTTCCAAAGGCTGGACCAGTTGTAAAACAACTTGGTGGATCTGTAGAAGATCTTGCATTCTTTATGACTGCAATGAAAGAAGGTGGAATCAATGCATCAGAAGGCGCCAACGCATTAAAGTCTGGCCTAGCATCTTTAATTAATCCATCAACAAAAGCAAGCAAATTCCTTGGTGAACTTGGTATAAATATTAAAGGAATTGTTGAAGCAAACTCTGGAAACCTAAAAGGAACTGTTGTAGGTTGTGCTCAAGCGCTAGATACACTTGATCCATTAAACAGAGCAAGAGCAATTGAACAACTATTTGGTAAGTTCCAGTTTGCCCGTCTATCAACATTATTTCAAAACGTAACAAAAGATACATCACAGGCATCAAGAGCATTGGGTCTTGCTGGTGCATCAGTTGAAGAGTTAGCAATCTTATCTGAGCGAGAACTTGGAAAGGTAGAGGATGCAGTAGGAGTTAAGTTTCAAAAAACAATTGAACAACTTAAGGTTCAACTTATTCCAGTAGGTAAGGCATTCCTTGAAGCATTAACTCCAGTCGTTGCATTCTTTGGAAAGATTTTAGAAAAATTTAGTAACTTTAGTGATGGAACAAAAAAAGCAATTGCAATTGTTATTGGAGTTGTTGGAGGTCTTGCACCTATTGCACTTATGACATTTGGTCTACTTGCTAACGGTCTTGCAAACTTAATTAAGTTCTTTGCACTACTGCGTGGGGGCATGGCAAAACTAAATGGACAAAATGCTGTGCTTGGTGGAGGGTTTGATTATTTGACACAGCAAGAAATTGAAAACCTTGCACAGTCCAACGCACTCCATACTTCACACCAACAACTGATTCAAACATTTAATGTTGAAGTAGGATCTATAAATGCACTAGCAACTGCGTATGCAAATGCTGCTTCTCAAGCAAGAGCATTAGCAGCATCTTCTCCAGGATTGTTTAACGCAGCACCAGGGGCTAAGGGGGCAACATCAAAACTTCCAAAGAAGTTTGCACGAGGTGGAGTAGTTCCAGGTACTGGAAATCAAGACTCTGTTCCATCAATGCTTACACCAGGAGAAGTTGTTCTTACAAAAGATACAGTAAAGGCTAATCCAGAACTTGTTGCTGCTTTAATGAATGGCAACATAAAGAAGTACGGAAATGGAACTGGTATTGAAGGCAACTGGGCATCACAAATTGCAGCACGAACTGCTTCTGCAGGAACTAACCCAGCATCAATTGAAGCATCATTAACTCAAGACCTTGCAAAGGTTTTAAAGAGAGCAACCGATAGGGGAATTGACACTTCTCAGATTGAGCAAAGATATAAAGAATTGGTAACAAATGCAACACAGTCTTTAGACGAACTAAACGCACACACAAAGGCATCCTTTCAAAAATTAAGAGACGAAGCACTGAAGCCATTACTTAAAGATAGTGGACTTACTGCAAGATATCAACAAGAAAATTCTCAATACTCACACCTAGGTATGTCTCAGAATATGCCACTTTCTCAAGTACAATCACGAACAAATATAACCAGACCAGATGTATTAGAAGAGTTAAAAACTGTCAATGCTGCCTATGCTGCAAATGGAATGCAATCTCCAACCGCAAGAGTCATGGGCGGAGCAGCAGTAAACATGACTGGAAATATAAATAGGGTTATGGCAGAAGGAACAAAATCTGGTCAGGCAAACTTTGTAACTAACAATGGACCAGTTATAGATGCTTTTACAAAAGATTGGGAAAAGGTTGGTGTTGAAAAATGGAAAGCAACAACTGATGGGCTTGGAATAACATTTGACAAGGTGCAGGCAGAGTTTCAACAGTACGATGCCCAGGTTTTAGCAAAGGTTCAGGCATGGAAAGCAGCAAATCCAGACGGATTATTTAATGATGAAGTTTTTGCAGGAATAGAACAAGAGTCAAGATCACAAGCAACAGGAACCATAAGAGCAATTATGGAAAGTGCAGATAACATGCTTACTGCAATTAGAGTTTCAATGACAGATGCAGAAGCACAAATGGTTGCACAGTACGCAACTGACAATGGCCTACCAGTTCCCAAGGTAACAAAAGGAAGTACTGGAAATAGAAAAATATTAAATGCTGAGAAAAGAACTAGAGGTACCGCTTTTGGTACATCAAGTGCAACTAGGGCTGGACAAGAAACAGGCGCTGCTGTTGTTGATGGACTTAGAAGCAGGAGAGGTACAGATGCAAAGTCTCCATCACGAAAAGGAAAGGCTGCTGGCAGAGAAGTTTCTGAAGGAGTAATCCAAGGAATGAAAGAGTCACAAGCAGCGGTAAGGGCAGAGGGTGCAAAGACAGGAAGCGCAGCCACTGATGGCGTTAAACAAGAAGTTCAGTCAGATAGTTTGTCTGGTGGTTCAGTTGTAGATTCCTATGCACCAACCTTTTATCCAGATGGCAAACTAGTTTCAGATGCAGAAGGAAACCCACTACCACCAAGACAAGCAAAAAAATTAGTAACAAAATATAATCGTGGAGTTAGAAGAGAAAAAGTTGGAAGGTATTCTGGAAAAGCAGCAGGAGCGCTAGGAACTGCATCAATGGTTGCTGGCATGGCAGGTGCCCCAGCAGCAGTAACTGGAGCACTTGGAGCAGGTTCGATGGTTGCATCGATGGCCCCAGCACTTGCAGGAATGGGTCCAGTAGGTTGGACAATTACAGGTATCGCTGCACTTGGAGCAAGCGTTTATTTATTAGACAAGCAACTTAAGTCTGCAGCAGAAGCACAATCAAAATATATTAGTTCCATATCTGCATCAACAGAAAAAATGAAAAAGGTTGGTGAAGTAACTGGCAAGGTTGGCGCATCAGAAATAATGTCTAAGCGCAGATCTGGGGCAATGTTTGATCAATACACAAGACCTAGAGAAAGAAAAGGACAGCCATTTGGAGAAACATTCTTGGCATCCGAAGTTGGAAAGGGTATGCAGAAATCTCTTACAGACAATGTAATGAAGGTTGGAAGTAAAAAAGCAGCACAACAATTGTCTTTAGAATTAGCAGCATATATTTCTGATGGAATATTAGATGCAGAGCAAGCAAACAGTATTGCACAGAGTATTGGAACAAAACTTGGAGACATGACTCTTACTGCAAACATTGAAGGAAACCTAAGAACTTTGGTTGGACCAGATGGTAAAGATATATTTAGCGATCCAATTCAAGGAAGATTAAACATTGTTGCTCAATATGCACTAGGTGCTGAAGAAGCAATGAGAGCAATGAATAAATCTGTTTCAGAAGGTAATAGCGGAAGGGCAGAGTCTGCACAACTTGCTGCTATATCTGTTAAAACAGTCGAACTTGCCCAGGCCCAGGCGGATGCTGTTGCAAAGATGTATGATGATCAAACAAGAATTTTAGAAAAAGAGTTGCTATCAACTACAAATAAAGAAAAGCAACTAGAAATAGAAACTAAGATTGCTGCCTTAAAGGAAAAATCTGGAACAGATGAAAGACGAATGAATATTCAAACAGATAGGTACTTGCAAAAGGCACTCAAAGATTTTGAAAGTGTTCAGTCTGCAGGAGAATTTTCAGCAGGAGTACTCTTATCAACATCAAAAGATCTCAGAGAAAATGCATACTTTGATTCTCTAAAGGCACAGGTAACAGATAAATATAAGGGAACAGAGCAAGAGTCTATGGCAAAAAATACAATGTCTAGACTTGCAAAGATAAGCGACAATAGGCAGTATGGAAAACAAGGATTTACCTCTGCAGCAGAAGCACAAAAGTTAGAGGTTCAAATGAACCTAATGATGGCTAATGGACTACTAAGCCCACAACAATCAAAGACAATGCTTGACCTATTCGATGGAGACTTGCAGACCCTTCAAACAAACCTAAACATAGGAGTAAGAACTCAGGGAGCAGCAAAGACCGCTGCGCTAATGAATATGTTTGGTAGTGTAGAAAAGAAAACTGCAAAAACATTTATTGCTAACATTGTTAGAAAAAATCCAGCAGAGTATGACAAAACATTAAAAGCACTAGACATGCTAACAAAACTTGATGGTGTTGAAATTAACATGGACGTTGCTCTTTCAAAGATGGGATCTGGAGGACTCGATAGACTATCCAAGAGCCTTGCAGAGATTGATGCAATTAAAACACCAATAACTAAAGAGGCAATTCTTGAATTGGATAATGCCAACATTGGAGACCTAGCCTCATTTACTGCAAACTATAAAGATTTTGAAAAACTTCCAGACAATATTAAAAAGCAAGCGCTTCAACTTTATACATCTATATACTCTAGTCTGTTCTTAGATAAAGAATCAAGAATGATGTGGGCTCAGCAGTATGCAAGAGACAAGGCTAATGCTGGATCTCAGGGTGGACAACAAACATACCTTTATGAATACATATACAAATCAGAAATGGATTCATTTAATGCACTCGGAACAGAAGGGCAAGCAAGTAAGATCGCTGGCAAGCAGGCTGAAGATTATATCAAGTGGCAGGAAAAGATAACAGCAGCAGCAGGCGGTAAATATGATGGTGGAAAAGGCAAGGGAGATAATCCGCTTTCATTCCTTGATGAATTAGCAATGAGGCTAAAGCAAGTAAGAGATAATGCTTTCAATGCACTAAAGCCAATAGATTCACTTCTTGCAGCATTTACAGACAAGAAAACACAAAAGAGTGCATTCAAGTTGTTCGATGGCATTCAAAACAGACTTCTTCGTATGGGAGTAGGAAAAGATCTTAGAGATGCAGTTGCATCTATGTCTGCAGAAGATTTTGCCAAGGTAGCAGCACTAAAGGGTAAGGATGCTCTATTTACTTTTGAAAAAAACAAGCCAAGATCAAAGGACACTATAAGTGGTCTTGCCCCACTTGGAAAAGCAGCAGACCAAGGGTACAAAGAAAGAAACCTAGGAGACTATAACCTAGTTCAAGAAGAAACTATTAAAACAGTAACTGATCAAGCAACGGCATATAATATGTTGATTGCAAATGGCGTAAGTGCAGCAAGGGCACTTGAGGTTGTTGCTGACGCAGGTCAAGCAGCAGCAATCGCTGGTGGAGCAATAAAAACAACTGACCCAGAGTGGAAGACATATATCAAGAATATTAATGGTGCTAATGATGCCTTAGAGCGCCAGAAGGTGTTAAATGATGCAATAAAGGCAAATCAAGAATTCTCTGATTATTCAAAGATGCCAGAGTTAAGCAAACAGTTAAAGGAGATGGGTTATAGTATCGATCAGATAGATACAGTTTTAGGTAATCCAGAACTTGCCAAGTTCCTTGTTGAAGACTTAAAAGATGGAAAGATGGATGCAAAAGAAATTGCAGATTATCTAAATTCAATTGAGGCAAGAAAGATTATTGATATACAAGTTGCACTTAACAAAGGTGACTTGGCAAAGGCTGGAGCAGAAGGACGACAGATTGTTGATGAATTGTTTGCAGCACAGGAAGGACTTATTCGTACAGGTCCTGAAGCAATGAAACTTAAGGCTAATGAAAGACAGATTAGAGATCTGGAGTCTCAGATTGCTCCATTCCGCAGAGAAATTGAATTAATAAATGATCAGATAGAAGATGCACAAAGGGCAATCGAAGAAAACTATTCACGACCTATTGAAAAATTGCAAGAAGATGTTAATGATCTAAACCGTGAATTAGAAATGAATCCATTCTTTGGTGATCGTGCTATTAAGAAAATACAAGATGAAAACAATATGCTTTCTAATGACCTAACAGTCATCGCCCATGCTGCCGAAGAAGTAAATAAGAAATATGACGAGCAAGCAGAGGCTTTATCAAAGGTACAAGAGATTAATGCAAACATCATGGAGCAGCAGAAGCAGCAACTTGGGCTTGCAGATGCACTGACACAAGGAGATATTTCAGCAGCAGCGCAAGCAGCACAGGGAATGAGACAAACAAGTGCTGCACAGTTTGCTTCTGGACAGTCTGATGCGCTAGAGCAAGCAAGAAAGAATGCTCTAGGAAGTCTTGTTGGTCCACAAAGCGGACTAACTCAAGAACAGATAACTGAAAAGCAATATCAAAATGCACAAAAGATTTATCAAATGGAGACAGATCCAAGAAGACTTGAAATATTAAACCAGATTCAAATAAAGCAAGATGCAATCTATAACCTAGAGGAGTTAAGAGAAGCAGCACTTCTTAAAATTAGAGACCTTGAAGATCAAATATGGAAGATAGAGGAAAACTCTATTGAACCCCTACAAGAGAGAATTGATTTACTTAACTATGAAAATAGAATTTTGCAAGATAGTATTGACAAGCAAATAGATTCTCTTACAGTCCTTGGTAAAACAAGAGACGAATGGGCTAGAATTAATGCACAACTTGACGCTCAAGCAGCAGCACTTAAAGCAGCAAACGGGTCTGCTGCATTGGCTGGTTTATTATCTGCAGCACAAGAACTAGAATTAACTTGGTCAAATATTCTTGCACTATTGGCACAATATGCAAATGGTGTTCCTGGATCAGTTCAGGGTGCAGTAAATGCAATTGGTGGGGTTGGAGCAAATGCCTATGTAGCACCAGCAGACACTCCAGAATCTATTGCAGCATTTGAAGAATTTATAGACATAGTTGAAGAACTTGATGCAGCCCTTGCAGCGGTAGAGGCAGGAACAAGCGGAGGACATGGATCAGATGCTGCTTATGACAGATTGCAGGCAAGACTTGCTGCAGCACAAGCAGCCTATGACGCAACACTTCCTACACTTGACCCAAACATGTCTGGTGGTAGTAGTGGAGGAATGGATCATCAGTATGCAGCAAAGGGTGGACTAATTAAGCCTAGGTATTTTGCAGTTGGTGGAAATGTTATAGGCACAGACTCAGTACCAGCAATGTTAACTCCTGGAGAATTTGTAATGAGTAAGTATGCTGTTCAAACACATGGAACTAGTGCCATGAAAGCAATCAACAATGGCAACTCTGTTGGTGACTCAGTGTATAATTATAGTATTAGTGTTAATGTTAAGTCTGATGCAAACCCAGATGAAATTGCTAGATCAGTAATGGCTCAAGTAAGAAATGTTGACTCACAAAGATTGAGGGGGACTAGAATATAATGGCAACTAATAACTACATGTCTGGTAGAAAGAAATATTCTAGACCACAAGCAATGTTGTTTGCTGATAATCCAGGGCAGAAAATCAATGGCTTCTACATACCAGAAGGAACTGAGATTGGGGCCTATGCGCCCTCCGAAGGCAGTTCTGGGGAGTTTTTAATACTCTCTGATGATAATAGATCAGCAATAGACTTTAAGCCCATTAGAATTGAGAAGCGTGAAAGAATGATTAATGGCCGTATGAGGTCATATCATATTGCCGACAAACTACAGATATCTACTTCTTGGAATACGCTACCCTCAAGGTCCCATGACACATTGGCAGATTTTGATATTAATGGAAATGCTGATCTTTTAAAAACGGTAGCAAGACCTAATCCGTATGAGTTTACTACAGATGGTGGAGCAGGAGGAGTTGAACTACTAGACTGGTATGAAAGACACAACGGATCCTTCTGGGTATATCTTTCCTATGACAAGTACACAAACTTTGAAGATAATCCAGATACTCCTGAAGACGAAAGATTTAAAAATATAAACAAGTATAGTGAGATCGTTGAAGTATTCTTTGGAGATTTTAATTACTCTGTTACAAAAAGAAGTGGTTTGAACTTTGACTTTTGGGATGTCTCTCTGACACTGGAAGAGGCGTAATGTTTCAAGATCCAGATTTATTAAATCACATAGAAACTAGTTCATCTATAAAAACGCAGTCAGCAGTAATTGCTGAATGGAATATGAATATTCCTACAAACATGTTTACAATTGGAAACTATAGATACAGACCAACATCCACAAGTCCTTCTGACTTACAGTATACATCTTTACCAAACACATTTGATTTAAATGATGAAGGAAACTACTACACTGGAGCAACCGATGCTGATGTTGTTCTTGATGGAGGCTTTGACGATAGCGATGACCCCACAACTCTTATAGCATACAAAGATAAGTTAAAGATGCTTTACTCTTTAGAAGATTGTTTTAAACCACAAAGACCAAGATCTGGAATCAACAAGGCAACTTATCTTAATGGAAAATATTTACATAACCCAAACATTAACATGGCTAAAAGACCAAGATACTATATGCCAGATAAAAATGACATGTTTAAGTACTGGACATCCTTTAGAACTGAAAACGGTATTGAGTATGGAATTGCTAATAAGACTATTAATGGAAGACACAGAATTGAAGATGCTGCTCCGTTCATAGTCTATAAAGATAAGATTCCAACCAACAGACTTATTCTAAAGATGCAAACCAATACAGGAGAACTTGACTATGGAACATTTTCAAACTCCTCAGAGACAATCTTTGACCCATACTTTGGAGATTTAAATAAAACAATACCAAGCGTATGGAAGGTCCAGGCATTAAAAAATAATAACTGGGTAGACGTAATGTCTTTTTCTGAAAAGGATAAAAGAAAAGATGGAAGTAGTATTATTAAGTCAGATGGTTATGTAGAACTATCTTACGGTCTGATAGTTCCAAAGATCTATTCAGATGTATTTGTTTTTCGTGGTGAGTTATCCTCTCAGACATTGAGGCCAGAAATTGGAATAGAGGGGGACTGCTATCTTATCATTGAAAATGATGGAGACCTTGGATCCTATAATATTTGGTATGACTCAGAGTGGAAAACATTTACACCAACATATGGATGGCAACTAGAAGAGTCATCAGTAGACAGGTTCACAAATTTTGTAACAGACATGACTAACCCAGCATCTTATTTAAGCAACAATGTTCTTAAGTATAAAGAGTTTGACTATATATCTGGAATTAGAGTTGTAGTTAGTAGCATGAATAAGTTTGATTCAACATTTGATCTAATTGAAATGTCTCCAAGACTTGCAGTAAACCTTACGGATAGAGTATTAGATTTTTCTGTTAACAAGAGCGCATCAGATTTAGGTGTTAGTGGTTTGCCAGTAGGGCAACTACTTGCCTCTACTGGAAAGTTATCTCTATTTGATTTTGACGATTCCTTTAATACAAATAACGACTCTAGCATAATTAGTAAGTATATATCTAAAAATATTCAGATAAAACTATATGAGGTTATTACAGATAATGCTGGAATAGATTACTACATACCTATAAAGGCTATGTATTCTGATGGTTTCCCAACAGTTGGAAATGAATCAAAAGAGGTTTCTCTAGAACTAAGAGACTTATTCTTTTACTTTGAATCTCAAAGCGCACCGCAAATATTATCTACAAGCACATCAGTAAGTGCAGCAGTTTCTTTATTGCTTGACTCTATTGGATTTTCTAACTATGTTTTTAAAAGAGTAGAAGGTGAATCAGAGGTTGTAATCCCATACTTCTTTATTCCACCAGACAAAAGTATTGCCCAGGTTCTTCAAGATATTGCCATATCAACACAGACCGCAATGTTCTTTGATGAGTACAACAACTTTGTAATGATGAGTAAAAATTATATTATGCCATCATTAACAGAAAGAGCAACGGACTTTACCCTTTATGGATCTTCAGATTCTCAAAATTCTGGGGTAATTAAAAATGAACACACAACTACCAAGTTGGCTAACATCATAGACCTGACATCTGAAAAGAATGATGTATACAATGACGGCAAGATTGTTTATACAACAAGACATATACAAAGATCTATTGGAAGCATAAAGCAGGCAAGCCTAATCGACAACGAGAAGACCTGGATATATAAGCCTGTTCTGCTGTGGGAAGTCTCAGGAACAGAAAATACCAAGTCAATTAATGGTGAGGTTGGAAACATGTCTTCCTATATGCTTAGCGCAATCCCACTCAACTCAAATCTTTCTGCTGATATCCCGTCAGTAAAAAACAATATTGTTGTAAATAATGTTATGGATCTTGGTGAGGGAGTTTATTGGATCACAAGATATTCTGGATATCTATATTCAAACGCTGAAATTATTAAGTACGATGCTGTTCAATATAACATCTCTGGTGCTGGTGATGTATGGATTAATAATGTACAAGAGTATGATAAGTACTTCTCATCACTTCCATTCAATGGAAAAATATACCCAACAGGTCTTGTAAGGATTTACTCTGAACCAAACTACGAAGAGATTTATGGTGTAACAAAGTTAAAGAATGGTCCTGTTGCCAAACATGGAAGAGGTCAGTTTGCAACACCAGTTGTTTTTCATAGCGCTGGCCTAAATCCCTACTGGTCAGATAACGCAAATGTTAGAGGATGCACTATGGACTCTAAGTATTTATTTAAAATGAATCAAACACTTCCAACAACAGTAGTTGGACCAACAGGAATAAATAACAAACTTGCACAAAAGACTACACGTAATGGAATTATCAAGAACTTCTTAGCGTCTAAGTATATTGCAGAAACAGATATAAACACAATGCTATCCACACAGTCTGGAACTGTTCAGTCATCAGCACTTGTGATGAATGGCCCAGGCTTTACAACAACAGAATCTCCAATAGATTTTGTTTCCTATGTGTATAAGCCATTAACAAATAACTTTAAACACTTTGGAACAAGGCTTAGAATCATTGGTAAAATTGAAAATGATGCAAACCGTGGTCAAACTCCAGTAGGAAGTTCTACATATTATGTTGTGCCAGGCTCAACACCAGACAAGAACATAAGCATAACAGGTGGCTCTGGTGGTCTAGCAGTCATGATTAATCCAGAAACAAATAACGGATACTACTTTGAGATTGTTGCACTTGGAGCAAATAACCTAAACGACGCCCAAAAAGAAAACGTACACAATGTTTTATTTTATAAGGTAAAGTCCCCAGTAGTTGGTGATGTAACAATTCAGCAGACTACTCCTGCTATTCCAATTAAACTGTACGAAGGACTTACAAATATTATTGTTGATGATGGAAGATTTACTGGCCAATACAGAATGGCATCTGAAGATAACCCAACGGTATACGATCTATCTGTTGAGTATCAAGACATTGGAACTAGAAGAAGATTCTTTCTCTATTTAAATAACAACTTGGTAGCAACCGTTGATGACACAGAACCTCTACCAGCCTACAACAACATGGCACTTTTTGTTCGTGGATCCTCTAGAGTTATGTTTGAAAATATTTATGCACTAGCGAACAACTACTCACAGAACACGGCATTTAAACTTAACACTCCAATTGCATCAGTTTTTGGTGATTCTGAAGTCAATGCAAATGATTCATTCATGAGATACTCAATGAGCGGAGTAGTGCAGGGATCATACTTAACTGGGATTAGTTCTTCAGAGCCAACCAAGTTTAATATGTACTTTGATGAGTTTGGAACAATCATGCGTGAAGCAGCATCATTTAATGTAAGATATGACAAGGCCTACCCTGCTCTTTATGCAAAAATGTCTCCAACATTTAATAGGCTAAAGGGATATACTATTTCTGGCTTTAGGGCTGGCTCATACGGCGCAGAGTTCTTGATCTTTAACTCAACAGACACAGCACTAAGTCTTGACGAAAGCAGTGGTAACTATTTAAGAATTCAGGGTATAACATTTACACAGCAGAATGAAAATGATTTGACTGTAGATGAATACTTTACTAAGAATAGTGATCTATCAGATCCACAGTTTGTTGGAACTACACTAGTGTCATATCCAAACAAAATATCAAAAGACTATGAAGACATTAAATTAAGCAGAATGTCTTATGGCAAGAAGGACTTTACTATTCAGGTACCATACATTCAATCACATGGAGATGCAGAGAGTCTTATGTCTTGGGTTATTAAAAAAATAATGAAACCAAGAAAATCTCTTGGAGTTAAAATTTTTGCAAACCCAATGATTCAACTTGGTGACATTGTTAGTGTTGACTATGTTGAAAATGGAATTGATAAGGCTGGGACATCTGATTCGAGGTTTGTTGTTTACAATATTGAATACTCTAAAGGAAAGGCTGGACCAGAAATGAAACTATTCTTAAGCGAGGTTGTTTCATGACCATAGATGCAAAAGCCAATCAGCCAGCAGCAAGTTCACAAGCCGTAGTTAATCCAGCAGTACTTGTTGCCACCCCAGCCCTTATTGCCCTAAGCAATGCAGCACTAGACATTGACATTATGGCAGACCTAATCTTTGAAAATATTGGGGGGCAAGAATTAATTAATATAGCCAGAAATGATCTTATCAATGGACAAGATGTTATTTATACTCCAATTAAAAATCTAAGAGATTTATATTTACAGTACAATGCTAATAATATAATTAGACTTGAAAATGCTGCAGATACATACTTTAAAAATTTCCCAATAAGATTAGAAAACAAACTACCTTATACATCTGCTGGGATCATGGAAGATGTTGCATACATGGATTCTTCTGGAAACCTTGTAATAAATGTTTCTAATCTAGAGCCAGACGAGCAGGTAGAGGTTCAGATATTAAACTCTGGAGAGATACTTGATGGTACAATATATCAGGGGACGGAATAATAATGATAACTAATACAGGTAAGAATGTTTTAGAAAAGTACTTAGTAGGACAGGCACCAGCCTATGCCTCATATATTGCCATTGGTTGTGGACCTACTCCACTAGCCCTTGATGGACAGTATGGAGACTATTCAGGAAAGCAATCTTTAGATTTTGAAATGTTTAGAGTTCCAATTACTTCTCGTGGATATGTTACAGAAAACGGTCAGTCAAAAATTGTATTTACTGCAGAACTTCCAACAGCAGAAAGATATGAAATAACAGAAGTTGGAGTATGGTCAGCAGGGTCAAACCCAACTGCTGGAGCATATGACAGTAAAACCCTTTATTCTTTTAGCACTAACGAAAACTGGGAGCATCAGGTAGACACCAACTCACTAAGCATTCCAAGTATACAAATACCTTTGGGTGAGAACAATGTAATTACTGGCTCATACAAGTTAGACTCAGCAAGAAAGTATTCATCAACGGGAACACTTACAGAACTTCCAGTATTTCAAACTAACGCAGACAATACAATTTTTACAAACTCCGAAAGAGTTAACAGATATGAGAGGTGCAGATTTTTAAATAACACAATGGTTGTTAGAGGAGATCTAACAAATATTTCTGTTGTATCAGACAGACTGGTTGTGCCAAGTAACTCAAAATATATACACCTAACTGGTGTAAGTTTAGATTTAAACAAAAACGCACCGTCAGATGAACTAAGACTGGCATTCTCTGTAATCAACAAAGATGGAGAGTCTAGTGTACAGCCAGACGAAGTTAGAATAGTAATTGAGTTTTCAGATGCAACAACTGGCGCTAACGCACAGTCTGCAAAGTTTGAGACTACGATTAAAGAGTCAGACCTGGGTGTAGATTTTGCAAGCAATAGATACTTTATATCAAAGAAAAAATTAGAAGATTTGTACAAGAGCAATGGATTTACGTGGAGCACCGTAAAGGCTGTTAAAATTTATGCATCAGTAATTAAAGATAACGTGATTTCAAATAATTACTATGTCTGCTTTGATGCATTAAGATTAGAAAATGTAACATCCGCAAACCCCATATATGGTTTAAGCGGTTACTCTGTTATTAAAAATACAGCATCTCAACCAATTCTTAAATATCCTAATACAACAAACCACATTGAGTTTAGGTTTGGCATGGATGTATTATAGTGGCAGATCCAATAATTAAAAAGGTGATCATTAAAAAAGAAGACCTTCCAGCGTTTAATGGTTTAACAGGAGAGTATTCAGTTAGATATAGAATTGCTTCTGAAGATAAGAATAGATACTCTCATTGGTCACCATATTATTCAGTAGCAGTTCAAATGTTTCCCACAGTTCAATGTTCCGTAGTAGTAACAGACAAGGTAGTTAACATGGTATGGCAACAGCCAAGCGGATTAGCAGTAAAGCAATATGATATTTATTTTAAAACTGGAACAGGTCCAACTGCCGTATGGCAGTATATGGCCACAACAACAACCACGCAGTTTTCAACTTTGATTGCTAATACAGTTTCTACACTGACAGTTGCAGTACAAATACCTACATATCCAAAAGCATATTCCTCAACTGCTGCAATATTTACCTCTGCGCCACTAGCGGTTTAGTGGTATAATTATATAACCATGGCAAAAATACCACTACCAGAGCGTGGGCAACCACTAGATGTAACCTATATTTCTCAGATGGCACAGGCAATTAATGAATTGTCAACCGCCATATCTCCAGCAACATACAAGTATACTTCGATTGACACACCAAATGCTGGAAGACAAAATATCAAGGGCAGTGAGGCAAGAGTAATTGCTGGAAATGTGCGTGTTGTAAATAGTGGAACGATTACTGCTGGAGAAGAAAAATCTTTTACATATTCATTCCCTGGAGAATTTAAGTACACACCAATCGCAACGGCCACTGCACTTAATACTGGAAATACAGTTGCTGGTAAAAATGTCACAGTAGTATTAAAAAGCATAACCACTTCTGGACTTGAGGGTATGGTTAGATTTAATACCTCTGGTGATGTATCTATAGATGTTAATCTAATTATCATCGGCGTACCAAACTAATGCTGAAATGTTTTAGATGTAATGGAAGAATGTTTCTTGACAGACAATACAGCACAGTTAGTCATCTTGAAACATATTGTATGAAGTGTGGATCAAGAAACTTCTTTCATCCACCACAAGAATCTTTGGAGGGGCAATGGTTGTTAAAAAAGGAAGTATCGAGAGTGAAGGCTACAATGTCCTCCCTATAATACAGGGAAATAAAAAGGTTTGGTTTCTTAACGGAGACCTTGTAAGAATTTATCATTTAAATAAATCTAATGGGATTATGTCTGTTTATAATATTACAAAGGATCAAATTGAAAGTTGTTTAATTGGTGACTTTAAAAAGAAAAGAGAGCGAGCATATACTGTTGGCCAGACTGCTGATTTAGTTAATCGTCATAAAAAATATATGCCATCATTAATGAAACGAGGAGTCATTCCATTTCCAACGGGATCTCAAAAAGGTGGAGCAAGAGGATTTCAAGTAAGATCATATTACTCTGAGTCGCAAGTAAAAGAGATACGTGATATACTTGCATCACACCATATTGGAAGACCAAGAAAAGATAATTTAATTACAAATGATATTACGCCCAGCAAACAAGAGTTGACACGAAGAATGGGCGATGGTATACTTACATATACGAGAACTGAAGATGGACGATTTATTCCAGTGTGGAGTGAGTCTATTTAACGAAGGGTATGAAATGGAAAACGAAGAGACAAAGGTATCTGTAACATTAGGGTACACATTAAACCTTGGTAACTTTCAATCTCTAAGACTTGATCTTGGAATTATTGATAGCAAGCGTGACGGAGAAAATACAAACGATGCTTTTGAGCGTGTGTATAAATTTGTTGAAGATAAGTTAACTGAAAAGATTAACGAAGCAAAGGCTGAGATTAACGAATAATGGCTGAACGCAAAGACCGCATGGCTTTGCTTTCAAGATACAGTAAGTATCATACCGTAAGGTACGAATCAAAGCCATCTCTAAACCTAAACGTAGAACAGTGGGCATCTGATGCCCTTGTGGAGTCATACGGATTGTCAGGATGCTACGATATACTTGAGTATTACTTTAAGGTTGCAGAAACTCCTTCTTGGAATCATTTTGCATACAACGCAGAAAAAATATTGCAGGCACAAAAAGATAAAAAGAAAGACGATGAAGAGAGAGCAGAGCGTAGAAGAATGGCAAAGGAGTGGCTAAGTGAATAATACAGAAGCAAAAGTAATTTCAGCAGTCCTCAACGATAAGCAAGTCCATGTGCTTCTTCAAGCAAATGTAGACAATCTTCTTAGAACCCATAACGATGTCTGGGAGTTCATTAGAAATTACTTTGAACATAACAGTGCTGTCCCACCACTTAACCTTGTTGTGGATAAGTTTAGAGACTTCCAGCCAATTGACGGGGTAGGGGCAACAAAGCATCACCTTGAAGAATTACAGACAGAGTATTTGACTGATAGCCTAAAAGATATTTTACGTTCTGCTGCTGGAGATGTTCAGCAAGGTGAAGGCAATAAAGCATTAGATAATCTAATTACACAAACATCAGAATTAAAAAAGAATACTTCAGCAATCCGTGATATTGATGTAACAGATCTTGAATCAGCAGTTGCTTATTTTGAAAATCTTAAAGTTCAGCAGGCTGCAGGACATGTTGGTATCAAAACTGGATTACCAGGATTTGATAACTACCTTCCTTCAGGAATCATGCCAGGGCAGTTAGGAGTCTTCCTTGCATACCCAGGTATCGGAAAGTCGTGGCTGGCTCTCTACTTCGCTGTACAGGCCTGGAAGCAGGGCAAGACACCCCTTGTAATTTCACTTGAGATGTCAGAGACAGAAGTTCGTAATCGTGTATTTACAATTATGGGTGAAGGTCTTTGGTCCCACAGAAAATTAAGTAACGGAGATGTAGAGTTAGAGACTCTTAAGGCTTGGCATGCTAAGCACCTACAGGGTAAGCCAGAGTTCCACATCATCTCAAATGATCAAGGTGGAGAAATCAATCCGTCAGTTCTTCGTGGAAAGATTGATCAGTACAAGCCAGACTTTGTAATCGTTGACTACCTTCAGTTGATGGCTCCTAATCAAAAGTCAGATAATGAAACGGTACGAATGAAGAACCTTTCAAGAGAACTTAAACTTATGGCTATTGGCGAAGAAGTTCCTATTATTGCTATTTCATCTGCCACTCCTGATGATGCGAATGACCTAACAAGTGTTCCAACTCTTGGACAGACTTCTTGGTCAAGACAGATTGCTTATGATGCTGACTGGGTTATAGCCCTTGGCCGTGCCCAAAACAGCGATGTAATTGAGTGTGCATTTAGAAAGAACCGTAATGGTTTTATGGGAGACTTTCTTGTTCAAGTTGACTTTGACAAGGGATACTACAGATATAAAGATTTTGAAGATAAGTCGGTATAATATGTTACATGGCGAACTATCATCACAAGCCCATAAAGAAGTTCAATTTAAGTGGAGTCATCTACGATGAGTCAGCCATTGGTCGACTTAGACAAGAGTACACCAGGCTTATTGAGTCTGAAATGCGCTTGTCTGGATATGTACCTAGGCTTGACATTGACATAGATTTTACAATAGACTATAATGAGAAGAAGAAGTATTTTGAGTTTGAGATAACAGTACACGGTATACACACAGGGAGAAAGCAAAGCGAATGGATAGAAGGAATAGATGGAAGCAAACCAATTTATACACTAAAGAGCAAATCAAAAGAGTTCTCACAGGAACAGGTGTAACAATTGAGTCTGAGATTGATTCAGACTATATAATCTTTTGTCCTTACCATAATAATAATAGGACCCCTGCAGGTGAAGTAGATAAGTTTAACGGAACATTTTTTTGTTTCTCATGTCAAAAGGTTGCAAACTTTGTAGAGTTTACAATGCATATGTCTGGAAGAACATACTTTGAGGCCGTTAGATTTATTAAGGGCAAAGAAACAGAGTCAGACCTAACCAAAGAAATTAACAAGCAACTATACGCAAAGCCTGACTTCGTACCGTTTGATGAATTAATTATTAAGAGATTGAATAATGGCTTGATTACTTCTGATAGAGCAAAAGACTACTTCACCTATAGAAAAATTACTCCTGTGTCTTGGTCTAAGTTTTCTTTAGGCTATTCAGAAAAACAAGATATGGTAACAGTTCCAGTCCACAGCCCAGATGGCATACCTGTTGGCTTTGTTGGAAGATCTATTGAAGGAAAAGATTTTAAAAATACCCCAGGACTTCCTAAAGCAAAAACACTTTTTAATTTAAATCGGGTAAAGACTGCAGAGAAGGTTTATGTTGTTGAGTCATCCTTTGATGCTATTCGATTGGATCAAGTAGGGGTACCAGCAGTAGCAACTCTAGGTGCCAATGTGTCTAACACACAAATAGAATTGCTTCAGAAGTATTTTAATAACATTATTGTTATTGCTGATAACGATGAAGCGGGAGGAAATATGAAAGATAAGATAATTGAAAAACTTGGCTCTCGTGTTTCCGTTATACAACTAAATAAGCAGTACAAGGATATAGGCGATATGGACGATACGTCAATAAAAGAACTAGAGTTTCAGTTTGACAAATCAATACAGTCTATGCTAAACTAATATCAATAACAAAAGGAGAAATAAAAATGAGCGTAATTAAAGGACTAAAAGAAATTAATGCACTACTCGACAAGCCAAAGTTTGAAAGTAATGGACAAAAGGTTCGTTGGGTAAAGTTGGCTGATGCACAATCAGCAAAGATCCGTTTCGTAGAGGAACTAGATCAAGATTCAGCAAACTATTCAGAAGACCGTGGTCTTTCTGTTGTGGTTGCAGAACACACAAATCCAAAGGACTACAAGCGTAAGGCTGCATGTACTGTGGACTCAGAAGGTCGCTGCTTTGGTTGCGAGATGGATCGCAAGGAGCCAAAGGTTGGTTGGAGAGCACGTATGCGCTTCTACTGCAATGTTTTGATTAATGATGGAACCGAAGACCCTTACATTGCTGTATGGTCCCAAGGAATTTCAAAGCAATCAGCATTTAATAACATTCGTGAATACGCACTTGACACAGGTAGCGTTTCAAATCTTGAGTGGAAGTTAAAGCGTAACGGTCAGGGAACTGAAACAAGTTACACACTTCTACCATCAAAGCCAGATGCAGAACCATTTGCATGGACAGGCTTTGAATTTTTCAACCTAGAAAAGGTTGTTCGTGAGGTTCCTTATCCAGAGCAAGAAGCATTCTACTTTGGATTCGACACACCTTCTGTTACCAGTACAAACATCGACTGGTAATAGATGAATTACGTAGGCTTACACGTACATACCCACTATTCCCTCTTTGACGGAATCGCTACTCCAGAAGAATACGTTGACCGTGCAGTTGAGTTAGGTATGCCAGCAATTGGCATAACTGACCACGGTACTTTATCTGGGCATAGGGAACTGCACCGTATTGCAAAAGCAAAGGGTATTAAGCCTATACTTGGCGTAGAAGGCTATATGTGTTCTGATAGATTTGACACTAGAGATAAGTCTGAAAGAGACGGAGATCTAGATTTAGTCTATAACCATATAGTCCTTCTCGCTAAGAACCAAATTGGTTTAGAGAATTTAAATAAGATTAATGAGATTGCATGGACAGAAGGATTCTTTAAGAAGCCAAGATTTGACTTTGAGATTCTTGAAAAGTATTCAGAAGGAATTATTGTAACATCGGCATGCCCAAGTAGTGTGCTTGTAAAAGCACTAGAGAACAACGAGTTCGCAATTGCAAAAAAGCATATTGAATGGTTTAAGCGAGTATTCAATGATGATTACTACATTGAGGTAATGCCACATAACCCTGAAGAAATAAACAAACAACTAATTGCTTTGGCAGATGAATTTGGAGTAGAGGTTGTTGTAACACCAGACTGCCACCATAGTTCAACAGATCAAAAAGAGATTCAAGAGTTTAAACTTCTTTTAAATACACATGTCAAGATTGACAAAGAGCATACGTTTGAAAAGTCAAAGAAGCAACCAGACATGATGAAGCGCTTAGATTATTTGTATGGAGAAGACAGACAGATCACATTTAATAAGTTTGATATTCACCTTCTTTCTTATGAAGAGATGAAGTCAGCCATGGAAGCACAAGGCATTGATAGACCAGATATATATTCTAACACTTTGAAGATTGCAGAAAAAGTCGGGGACTATGGAATCCAAGAAGGACTAGACTTACTACCAGTACAATACAAGAACCCAGATAAAGAATTAAAAGAACTTGCTCTTGAAGGTTTGAAGGAAAGAGGGTTTGAGGGTAACCAGGAATACTTAGACAGACTTGATGAAGAGTTAAAGGTAATCAAGGATAAGAAGTTTGGTCCATACTTTCTAGTTGTTCGTAACATGATTGTTTGGGCAAAGAAAGAAGGAATCATGGTTGGTCCAGGTCGTGGTTCTGCAGCAGGTTCACTTCTTTGTTATGTTCTAAGAATTACAGACATTGATCCCATCAAGCACAAACTACTGTTCTTTCGTTTTATCAACCCAGACCGTAATGACTTTCCTGATATTGATACAGATATTCAAGATACTCGTCGTGAAGAAGTAAAAGATTATCTAGTTAGACAGTATCGACATGTTGCATCTATTGCTACATTCCTTTCGTTTAAAGACAAGGGTGTTGTACGAGATGTTGCACGAGTATTAAATATTCCTCTTACAGATGTTAACAAGGTTTTAAAAATGGTTGACACTTGGGATGAATACTGTAGTTCAAAAACAACACGAGAATTTCGTGAGAAATATCCAGAGGTGGAGATATATGGGGAACAACTTCGTGGTCGTATTAGAGGTACTGGCATTCACGCTGCTGGCGTTGTCACTAGTAAAGATCCTATTTTTAGGTACGCACCAATGGAGACACGCTCTTCTACTGGTAGCGATGAGCGCATTCCTGTTGTTGCAGTTGATATGGAAGAGGCTGAAAAGATTGGTTTGATTAAGATTGATGCTTTGGGTTTAAAAACTCTTAGCGTACTAAAGGATGCACTTCAAATTATTAAAGAGCGAGATGGAAAACTAATTGATCCGCTTGAAATTCCTATGGATGACGCAAATGTTTATCAAATGCTTTCTGATGGATATACAAAGGGTGTGTTTCAATGTGAAGCATCACCATACACAAACCTTCTTGTAAAAATGGGAGTAAAGAACCTTAATGAACTTGCTGCATCAAACGCTCTTGTTCGTCCAGGTGCTATGAACACAATTGGAAAAGATTATATTGATCGTAAGCATGGTCGTCAAAACATATCTTACACACACCAAGTACTAAAAGAATTTACGGAGGACACATATGGCTGTATTCTTTACCAGGAACAAGTTATGCAAGCATGCGTATCGCTTGGCGGTATGTCCATGTCGGAAGCAGACAAAGTTAGAAAAATCATTGGAAAGAAAAAGGATGCTAAAGAATTCGATGTTTTTCAGGATAAGTTTGTATCTGGTGCGTCTGCTTACATTTCACCTAATCAAGCGAAAGATCTTTGGCATGACTTTGAAGCACACGCAGGATATTCGTTCAACAAGTCTCATGCGGTTGCTTACTCTACGCTCTCGTATTGGACGGCGTGGCTAAAGTATCACTATCCACTAGAGTTTATGTACTCATTATTAAAAAATGAAAAGGACAAAGATGCGAGAACTGAATATCTTATTGAAGCAAAGAGAATGGGCATTAGTATTAAGTTACCTCACATTAACGATTCGGATATCGATTTTAAGATTGAGGGTAAGGGTATTAGGTTTGGACTCAGTGCTATCAAGTTCATATCTGACAAAATTGGTGAGAGATACATTTCAGCACGACCATTCAATTCGTATGAAGAACTTGAAAAGTTCACTTTCACAAAAGGAAACGGAGTAAACAGTCGTGCCCTTCAAGCATTAAGAATTACTGGCGCTGCAACCTTTACGGATAACCCACGTAATGAACAAGAGATTAAAGAGAACCTGTATGAGTATTTAAATCTTCCAGAGTTTAATATTACCGTACCATCTCACTATCATGCATTTATAAGCCCAATTGAAGACTATGAAGAAAAAGGTTCTTTTATTTTGATGGGTATGGTAAAATCAATTAAGAGATCAAAGGGTTGGTCAAGAGTAGAAGTGCTAGATAAAACAGGAAGCGTAGGAATATTTGATGACGAACAAACAACTATTGAAGCAGGCTTATCGTATATCATTCTTGCTAATGATAATAGGATTCTTTCTGCTGTGCCTGTCGACTCCATAAAAGGATCTACGACTGGGTTAATTAAGTTTTTGGGATATAAACAATTACCATACAAGGATGATGAAATGTTTGTAGTTTCTTTTAAACCAAGAATTACAAAGACTGGAAAGAAGATGGCGTCCCTAACAGTAGCCGATACTGCAAGAGACCTACATTCTATTACGGTTTTTCCAACGGCATTTGCAAAAGCCTATATGAGAATTGAAGAAGGAAATGCTTACAAATTTTCACTTGGTAAGACCAAGGATGGAACAGTTATATTGGAGGATGTAAATGTCAGTTAGTCTTGAAGAGGCTTTAGCCCAACTAGATCCAAAACTAAGAAAGAAACTTGGAACAGGGGTTGGGGTAAACTATGAGTATCAACCTACACCCAGTTACGGTTTAAACCGTGCTCTAGGAGGTGGACTGCCTTATGGTAGACAGGTACTTATCTGGGGCTCAAAGTACTCTGCAAAGTCCTCTATGTGCCTTCAGATGATTGCTCTGGCTCAAGCAGAGGGCAAACTATGTGCATGGATTGACTCAGAAATGTCATACTCAGAAGACTGGGCTAGAACTCTTGGGGTAGATCCAGAAAAACTAATCTACTCACAAGCAAGAACTATTAGTGACATGGTAGACGTAGGCGTCGGATTAATGAATGCAGGAGTTGACCTAATTGTGGTAGACTCTATTACATCAATGCTTCCAGCAATCTATTTTGAAAAAGATACAGATGAAATGAAAGCACTAGAAAATACAAAGCAGATTGGAGCAGAGTCCCGTGACTTTAGTAACGCATGGAAAATGCTTAATTATGCAAACAATAAAGTTAAGCCAACTTTGCTTGTTCTTATTTCTCAGTCTCGTAACAATATCAATGCTATGTATACTAGCCAGCAGCCTTCTGGTGGTCAGGCTACTAAGTTTTATTCCTCATGTATTGTTAAACTCTTTTCTTCAGAGTCAGACAATCAAGCAATTAAGGGCAAGATCAAGGTAGGAGATAAATTAATTGAAGAAAAAATTGGAAGAACTATTAAATGGGAACTACAGTTCTCAAAAACCTCCCCAGGGTTTCAATCTGGCGAGTATGATTTTTATTTTAGAGGTGACGATATTGGTCTTGACACCATCGGTGATCTTGTTACTACTGCTGAACTAAATGGCATTGTAGAACGTACAGGCGCTTGGTATATACTTCCTGATGGCTCAAAGGTCCAGGGTAAAGAGGCATTTGTTAATCGTGTAAGAGAGGATCTTGACTTGCAAGAATCAATCAAGGCAAAACTAAATGGCTAACTTTACTGTCTACCATGGAAAGTTTATTTGTCATGAATGTAAGAGTGAGGTTAGATCTCTAAGGCTATACCCAGAAACAAAAACTGCAACATGGATGTGTCCAAATAAGCATCTTAGTACAGTTAAGTTTGGCAAGCAGAAATACAAGGGCAATGACAGAGAAGAGTGAGTCCAAAAGAATAGGTGCTAATCAGCACAAGAACTCTGGGCGCAATACTCAAAAGGGAGATGCCTCATGGAAAAATTTTGTTGTAGACTTTAAAGAGGTTGGTAAGTCCTTTACTTTAAATAAAGAGGTTTGGGCAAAAGCCACAACCGATGCTATGAAGAACGGAAAAGACCCAGCAATTGTTGTAGTTATTGGCGAGGGTAATTCTAAGGTTAGACTTGCCATAATTGAGATGAGTATTTTAGAACAACTTTCAGAGGATGGTGTATAATAGTATTATGGACACAGGACACGCACCGAAAAACGAAATAAAGCCACACATCATAAAGGGCTTCTTTACAGAAGAAGAACTAGAGGTAATACTTGCAATAGTAAAATACCAAAAAAATGCTAAAGATTTATCAGCATTCCATGCTCCACTTATTCTGCCAGATTTATCTAGAATGCAGATAGAACTTATGTATCCACCAAGCATACAGTTCAAACTTGAATCTTTTGCATCGAATCTGGTTGGAGAAGAAGTATTTATGTCTCACAATAGTTATTTAAGTTATACAAAAGAACACGATGGTTCAACAAATCCAAAATTACCAGTACACTACGATTCAGATAATTATTTTACAAAATTGACCATGGACTATCAATTATATAGTAATATTGATTGGCCCATAGTAATTGAAAATGAAAGTTTTAATCTTCAGTATGGAGATCTTCTTCTATTCTGGGGTGCTGGTCAGGCACACTGGAGAGAGCCTGTCTGGTTTAAAGAAGGAGACAAGACAGAAGTTTTGACAATGCACTTTGCAACAAGAAAAGATTTTGAAGAACTAAACAACGTTTCTCGTGATCCAGAAAAAAGAAAAGAAAGATTAGCAAAGTGGCAAGCAGATCCAGTATTTGCACAATACAATAAAGATTTTTTTGAAAAAGAAGATGCATTCACAAACTTTAAAATTATTAGCAAAGGATAATAAATGCAAAACGAAGGTACAACAATAGACATGGTAAATGGTCTTGCAGAAATTGCAGACTACATGGAAGATGAAGAATTAACTACGGCTCTTACATTTATTGCCAAGATAATCATTAAACCAGACATTCCTTTAAATGTGGCACATATAGAAATTGTAAGGCTTCAAGCAATCGCAGCAAAAATGGCATTCAAGGCAACATGGATGGCCAATGTTGACAAGTCAGATCGAGGAAAGAAGAATCTTTATTATACGGCAGCAGAGTCGTTAAATAACTTGGTGTCCGCACTAAAATACATAACACGCTAATCTGCTATACTTATAACTAATAGAAACGAGAAAATAATGACGAAGAATTTGCTGCATACTGTAATGATAAAGCCAGAAGAAAAACCAATTCACCCTATAGATATAGCGGGGCTTGAAGCAAAAATTAAAGAAGGATATACGATTACTCGTGTAGATAAACACACAACAAAGAAAACTTTTGCTCCATCAACTATTGCTTATGGTCACGGTGAGTGTGCTAGATATTGGTACCTTGCTTTTGATGGCCAGATGTTTGAAGATAATGCAGACGCATATGCATCAGCCAATATGAGTGCTGGAACTCTGTCACATGCACGAATTCAAAATGCAATGTTAAACGCTGGGATGGTAAAAGTTTATCGTGATGAGAATAACGAAGCCACTACAGAGTTTAAGATTATAAATCAAGACCCTCCTATCTTTGGATATGGCGATGTTATGTTTGATTGGCAAGGCCAAGAACTCATTGGTGAAATTAAAACAATGATGAACGAAGGGTTTGAATATAGAAAGGCATCAGGCAAGGCCAAGACTGGTCATTTGATGCAACTACTTATCTATATGAAGATCTTAAAG